ATAATAAAAAACGCGGCAAGGTCGGGCGTCCGGCATTTGAGCCAACCGATTTCCAGCGCGGCAGGGTCCAGGCGCTTGCGGCCTACGAAACCCATGAGCGCATCGCAGCTTCGCTCGGCATCTGCCGAGAAACGCTGGAGAAACACTTCGAGCACGAACTAGCCATCGGCGGCATCGAGGCAAACGCGATTGTCGTCGGTTCTATGATGACCGCGATCCGTAACTTCGAGCCCGGCTTTGCGGCGCTGATCATTTGGTGGACCAAGTGCCGCATGGGCTGGCACGAGGGGCACATGGAGAAGGAAAGCCAGGTCGCCGAATATGAGCAAATCCGAGACCCTGGAGAGCTTGCAAAGCTCACCGCGCGAGAGCTTGTCACCCTCTATCGTTCGGAGATTAGAACTACTGAGGCGTCTTAGCGACGGCTCGCTCGACGACAAGCGGAAAGCCTACCACGCTGCGGCGCTGGACGTGGTCGAGTGGTGCAACGACTGGGTCTGGGCCTATGATCCCCGCGAGATGGAGGAGTCGCCATTCTCGCCGTTTAACTTGTTTCCCAAGCAGGTCGAATATCTGAGGTGGTTGGAGGAGAGAGTTGAGAAACGCGAGGAGTTCCTGCTCGAAAAATCGCGGGATGTGGGGGCGACCTATCTCAACGCTATTTTTGCCGTGCATCGCTGGCTGTTCGTGCCGGGGTTCAAGACCACCTTCGGCGCTAACCGGGTGGAGCTGGTCGACAATATCGGCGACCCGGACGCGATCTTTCAAAAGATCCGTCAGATTGTCTCGTTCCTGCCCGATTGGATGCAGCCGCTCCGCTACAACCCTAGAAAGCATGACCTTTATAAGCGGCTGCTAAACCCCGACAACGGTAACCTGATCAAGGGCGAGGGCGGCGACGAAATGGGGCGCGGCGGCCGGGCGACGCTCTATTTTATTGACGAGGCCGCCCACGTCGAGCGGGCCGAGAAGGTCGACGCGGCCACGCTGGCGACCTCTGACGTTCGGGGGTGGGTTAGCAGTGTCAACGGCATGGGCAACGTATTCGCCAAGAAGCGTCATTCGGGGCGCATTCCGGTCTTCACGATGCACTGGTCAGACGATCCTCGCAAATCCAAGGCGTGGGCCAAGCAGAAAAAGCACCAGACCGCAAACGATGCCATCTGGGCGGCTGAGTATGACATTGATTATTCCGCCAGCGTCGAGGGTGTGGCGATCCCAGGCACCTGGGTCCAGTCGGCCCGGCTCCTCGCGGATATGGTAGTTGCTGATACGGTCGGCGGAACGGCCGGCTTTGACGTGGGCGCCGGAAAGGCCGAAAGCGTTTTGATCGTGCGCCGAGGGTCAACGGTCATTGATGAGCCTATCGCCTGGCTCAACCCGGACACCATCGACGCCGCTCATAAAGCCCTCGATGCTGCGAAGGCGAGCGGTATCAGGCTCCTCAACTTCGACCCGGTGGGCGTGGGGCACGGCGTCGTCTCGGCGCTTGACAAGGCTGACACCGAGGGCATTGAGATCCAAGCTTTAAACGTTGGCGTCCCGGCCTCGAGGCGGGAATGGCCGGACGGCCGGACCTCCGAGGAGATGTTCGCCAATTTGAAGGCCGAACTCTGGTGGCTGGCTCGTGAGCGGTTCAAGTGCTCCCACGAGCGCTATCTCTGGGAGACCGGGGCCGAGGGCGGTATCAAGCACCCGCTCTCAGACTGCATCGTTCTCCCGGAGGATAATGCGCTTCAGACCCAGCTCAGCCTCGTGAAGTGGTTGCGAAATGAAAAGGGCAAGATCGCCATCGAGAGCAAGGACAAGCTCAGAGCGCGCGGTGTAGCGAGCCCGGATAGAGCGGACGCCCTCGTTCTCGCGCTGGCCGAGGATATGACGCCCCGGACGATTGTGAGGAGCTTCCCCTTTGACTGATGCTGTCGCGACTCCCTCACAAGCCTACCAAATTATGGCCGCACGGTGGCATCTGCCCCTCACGCTCTGGGGCGGAACTCAAGACATGCGCCGTGCCGGGGAGCAGTATCTTCCAAAGCAGCTCAAGGAGTCGGCCACCGCTTACGAGCGCCGGGTCAATCGGTCATTCCTCTTCAACGCCTTCAAGAAGACGGTCCAAAGCCTTACCGGGAAGGTGTTTTCTAAGGAGATCTCCCTACAGGATGACGTCCCGCCGCAGATCGTCGACTGGACCGAGAACGTCGACCTCACGGGCCGGTCGCTGAATCTCTTCGCCCGCGATGTCTTCGAGGGTGGGGCCAAGACCGGGCTCGGTCATATCCTGGTCGATATGCAGCGCAACCAGCCGGGCGCGAGCCTGGCCGATGAGCGCGCGGCGAACCTCCGGCCCTACATGAAATTCATCGCGGCTGAATCCCTGATCGGCTGGCGCTCAGAGATCGTCAACGGCGAGCCGATCCTGACGCAGATCAGGATTAAGGACGATCAAGAGGAGGAGGACGGCGAATTCGGCGAGGTCCTCAAGGAAAGGATTCGCGTGATTGAGCCCAGCCAGTTCCGGGTCTTCGAGCTCCAAGACGACGAATGGGTGCTCATTGATGCCGGCCCCATGACCCTCGGCAAGATCCCGCTCGCGACGTTTTACGGGCAGCGCGAGGGCTTCCTCCTGGCCGAACCGCCGCTGGAGGAGCTGGCCTGGATGAATGCGGCCCACTGGCAGTCGAACTCGGACCAGCGGCAAATCCTCCATATCGCGCGGATCCCAATTCTCTTCGGCGCCGGTCTCGACGGGAAGAAAGAATACACCATCGGCTCGGACTATATGATCGACGCCCCGCTGGGGTCCGAGCTGAAATATGTTGAGCACTCCGGTGCGGCAATCGCTTCCGGCCGTCAGGACCTCGTTGATATCGAGGAGCGGATGAGGATCATGGGGGTTGAGCCCCTGATGCCGAAGACCGGGAACGTGACGGCGACCGCTAAGGCCATCGACAGCGCGGCGGCGCACTCCCAGCTTCAGGCGATGACCATCGGCCTCGGCGATGCCATCGAGCAGGCGTTCGGCTTCATGGCCGACTGGGCAAATCTTGAGGACGGAGGCTCGGTCAAGGTCAATGATGACTTCGGCCTCGCGTTCCAGGACCAGGTCGACCTCGATACGCTGATTAAAGCTCGTCAGGCGGGCGATATCAGCCGCGAGACCCTCTGGGCCGAGATGAAGCGGCGTAACGTCCTGATGGATGATTTCAGCCCCAAGGAGGAGACAGAGCGCCTCGAGGACGAGGGCCCGGCCCTCGGGCTGATCGGTCGGGAGCCCTTCGGGCAGGAGGATGAAGGCGCCGAGGCGGCATGACAATCCGGCGGGTTAAGGGCGGGTTCCGGCTTCTCTCGAAGAAAAAAAATCCCAAGACGGGCAAGCGACGCAACCTCGGGACCTTCAAGACCAAGGCCGCGGCGAAGAGGCGCGAGCGCCAGGTCAAGCGCTTCTCATGACGTGCCCGGATGAATGGCATGTTTATCCAGTTGGTGACTTAAAAAAACACGTTTTGAAGGGTCTGAGCTGTTGGTGTGGTCCGCATTATCTCGACGATACGGTTGAAGTTGTAGTCCATAACAGTCTCGACCGCCGTGAGACCTTTGAGGGACTGCCGAAACAGTAATCTAAGAGGTCCTGTTCATGCCAATCAACAAGGACCTCCAAGATAGCGCGATCCGGCACCAGATCTTCATGTCGCGGGTCTCGACCGGGGTGCGAAACCGGATGCTCGCGCTGCTCAACCGGAGCGAGGCCGAGCTGGTACGGACCATGAACGCCCTGGACCCGGACTTAGTTTCAACCCGTTTCAAGGCGGCCCGTATTGAGCGGATGCTCCGGGACATCCGGGATCAGCAGTTCCAGCTCAGGGGTGAGTTCAAGCGAATGCTTCGGGGCGAGACCGGCCCCATCGCAGTTAACGAGCACAACTTTACCAGGAAGCAGCTTATCGAGGCGGCGGGCAAGTCCTTCGCCAAGGGATTTGACTTTGTGAGCCCTGCGCGGGTTCAGGCGGCGGCAATGTCGCGACCCTTCCAGTCGGTTCATCTCAAGTGGGCAATTGAGGGCGAGCACGTCGACGAGCTGTTCAGGCGCCGCCTAGGTCTAGTGAGGGACGAGATCCGCCGGGGCTTCGTGGAGGGCGCCTCGACGCCGGAGCTTGTCAGGCGCATCCGGGGCACCAGGGCGCAGAACTTCACGGACGGCATCCTGGAGATTAACCGGCGCTCGGCCGAGACGATGGTCAGGACCGCGGTCAATCATACTGCGAACGCCGCCCGCCAGATTATGTTCGAGGAGAACGAGGACCTAATCGCTGGTATCCAATATGTTGCAATCCTGGACGGGCGCACGACGGCGAGGTGCCGGGGGTTGGATGGTAAGATCTACCCCATTAGATCCGGGCCTCGCCCACCGCAGCACCCAGCCTGTCGCTCAACCACGGTCGAGGTCCTCAAGTCCGAGGCCGGGCCGGTCATTGGCAAGAACCGGGACGGCTCAATCCGGCTCAAGAACCCGCCCGAATACGAATCCTATAACGACTGGCTGAAGACCCAGCCTAAGGAGTTCGTCGAGGACGTTTTGGGGAAGCAAAAGGCCGCGCTCTATCTCGACGGCAAGCTGCCCCTTGATAAGTTCACCGACAGTAAGGGTATGGAACTCACCCTCGACCAGCTTCGCGTGAAGGAAAACGAAGCCTTCAAGGCGGCTGGTCTAACCGAATAACCACCGACGCGGGGGAGCGACGGTGAGCTGGCGGGGTTCATGACCCCGTTGCTAGGGGTTCAATTCCCCTCCCCGCAACCCTTCCACCATCGCGCTCGATGAGCCCAGGGGCGACGCCCCTGAACGGGAGAAAATTATGCTTAAAGCAAGTCTCAAAAGCCTAGACGGCGTCGACGACGCCATCGCGGCGCACTACAGGGAAAAAGACGGCGTCTTCATCCTCGACGTCGACCCCGTGGAGGGTTGGGCGCTGGAGGACGTGAACGGCCTCAAGAGTGCTCTCTCGCGGCAGACGCAGAGGGCCGACGAGGCTACCGAGTCACTCAAGGCATTCGAGGGGCTGGACCCCAAG